CTGTAGTGAATATGCTGCTCGCTATGCAAAAGTTCATACCTGTTTTACCACTCTTCTTGCTGCTGACAAAATCATTCCTGATGTAAGATGGGATGATCACACTCCCTTTGTCTTTGCAGGACCTGATGAGTTCAAGCTTGACACTTCAATATCCATCTTTGACAAATATAAGATGTATGTTGCATCTAAACCATGGGTGGCATCCAACTACCTACGTGTGCCACATCGCAAACCGTCCTGGGTTTGATCCAAATCAACCCAAGACCTGCTATAATTACAAAGTAAACAAAGGAGACACAATGCCCCGCAAGTCTGAAGTCACTACTGCACAAATGGTTGAGACTCTTACTGAAAATTTTGGTACTGAAGTCTCTATTAAGCAAGTACGTTCCGTAGCAAACACTATGAACGTATCATATGCTACTGCTTGTAAACGCCTCGACTCTTATAAATCTGGTAGAGGTAAGTGGAATTTGACTGCTCAAGAGATTGAGCAAGCATATGAAGCACCATCAGCAGTCTCTGCCGCAAATTATATTCCTGAAAAAGATGATTCCTACGTCCAGTTTGGTAATTACACATCAGTTCGTAAAGTTATTCAGTCCAATTCTTTCTATCCTATCTTCATTACAGGTCTTTCTGGAAATGGTAAAACGATGTCGGTTGAGCAAGCATGTGCTGCAACTAAGAGAGAGTTGATTCGTGTCAACATCACGATTGAAACTGATGAAGATGATCTTATCGGTGGTTTCCGTCTTGTTAATGGTGACACTGTTTGGCATAATGGTCCAGTCATCGAAGCTTTGGAACGTGGAGCTATACTTCTTCTAGATGAGATTGACCTAGCATCTAATAAAATCTTATGCCTGCAATCTGTTCTTGAAGGTAAAGGAATCTTCTTGAAGAAGATTGGGCGTTATGTACAACCTACTAAAGGATTCAATGTTATTGCAACTGCAAATACTAAAGGTAAAGGCAGCGATGACGGTCGTTTTGTTGGAACCAATATTCTCAATGAAGCATTCCTCGAACGTTTCCCGATTACCTTTGAGCAAGATTATCCAACTGCGTCGATAGAAGAAAAAATCCTACGAAATATGGGTTGTGATACTCTCTTTGCAGAGAATCTTGTGAAGTGGGCAGGTGTGATTCGTAAGACTTTCTTTGATGGTGGTGTTGATGAAGTGATTACAACCCGTCGTTTGGTTCACATTGCACAAGCAATGGAGATTTTTAACGACCGTCTTACTGCCATTAACATGTGTATCAATCGTTTTGATGATGATACAAAACAATCTTTCCTAGACCTTTATACAAAGGTTGACGCTGGAGAAGATTCTGATGAAGAGTGATATCGTTTTTACTTGTAGTCAAGAGTTTAAAGGACTGGTTCCAGAACCAGTTCCTTCCTCTGAAAATTTTCCAGAGTGGTTTTCTAATTTGAAGTTGGATGTTGCAAAGTGTCCCTATGTGACAACAGACAATCCGTATGATTTAGAACAATGGGATGCTAATAGTATCAAGAAGTGTGTTGGTATTCAAGATTTTCTAAAACTTGGATACATCATTCCCTCTTGGGGAGATTTTATCTTTCGAGAACAGGACAATGGTGATTTATTTGTTAATTGGATGAGTGATTATTTCACTGAAACATACGGTGTTCATGATAATAGTCAGTATGAAACTCTTCCAAACAAACCTCTTTATGGACACTTTGGTAAACTTAAAACTCCTTGGATTATAAAAACCTCTCCTGGCATTTCCTGTTTAATTACACATCCTGTATGGCATAATAATAAATCTTTCACAACAGCAACAGGAGTTGTCCACACTGACTTGAGTCCTATACATCTTCAGTGGTTTTTTGAATGGAATTATAATATTACTAGTGGCATGTCAATGGATAAAATTGATGTTGAAAATCAAATTGTTCAACGTGAAGAACCATTGATGGTAGTTATTCCATTTAGAAGAACAAACTTTAATTATACCACCGAATACATTAATGAAACAGAGTACAATCGACTGGAAAAAGTCATCAACTCAAACCTCCAAGACCAACAAAGCGAGTGTCCGTACAAAAAACTTCGTAGAAGAATCGGTAGACTCTTCAGTTGACAAAACAACGGAGACATCGTATACTGTTCATGAAACCACTATTTTGTTATGAAGTACAACGAAGATGCGCTTCTCAAGGAGTTGCGTGATTACATTTCGGGAACTTATGGACAGCATTATTCTGCTGGCAATGACAAGATTCAGACATTAGACTTGATTGAATCTTGTGGTGATGCTGAATCATTTTGCAGAAGTAACATTCTAAAGTATGCTTCTCGCTATGACCGTAAAGGCACTGCCCGTCGTGACATTATTAAAATCTTACACTACGGATTACTCCTCCTCCATTTTTCCGACAAATCTCAAATCACTGAAACTTATCCTCAATGACAGTAATCTCTAAATCTACAATTGAAGTTCTTAAGAACTTTAGTTCTATCAACAAATCAATTGTCATTAAACCTGGCAACAAACTATCTACCCTTAGCATCAATAAGAATATTCTTGCTATTGCTGATGTTGAAGAGCAGTTTCAATCTCAGATTTCAATCTATGATCTTGGAGTATTTCTTGGTGGTCTGTCTCTCTTTGATGCACCAAGATTTGATACTACACAATCCAACTACATTACGGTAAGTGATGAGAGGGGCAAATCTAAAACTAGATTCTTTTATGCCGACCCTGATATCATTACACAACCCCCCGAGAAAGAGATTACTCTTCCTTCTGAAGATGTGCGATTCAGACTGAGTGCAACTCATTTGAATCAGGTTCTACGTGCTGCAGCGTTCTATCAGGTGCCTGACCTATGTCTCTTTAGTGATGGAGAGTCTATGCAACTCTGTGTTACTGATAAGAAAAACGAAACTTCTAACTCATATTCTATTGAAGTTGGTGAATCTACTGATGAGTTTTGTTACTGCTTTAAGGTTGAAAACCTGAAACTCTTGCCTTCAGATTACAATGTGATTGTAAGTAAGCACAATGTATCTCTGTTTGAAGGAGATGGCATCAAGTATTTTATTGCTCTCGAACCTAACAACTGATGAATGATTTTTTATGGGTAGAGAAGTATCGTCCTCAAACTGTTGAGGAATGTATTCTTCCTGCTAATGTGAAGCAAACCTTCCAGAGTTTTATTGAACAGGGAGAGATTCCCAATCTTCTCCTCTCTGGAACTGCTGGTGTTGGTAAGACTACTATTGCTAAAGCACTCTGTAGAGAACTTGGAGCAGATTATTATGTTATCAATGGATCAGATGAAGGTCGATTCTTGGACACTGTACGCAATCAAGCAAAATCCTTTGCTTCTACTGTGTCTCTCACTGCTACTGCTCGTCACAAAGTTCTTATCATTGATGAGGCAGACAACACAACACCAGATGTCCAACTTCTCCTTCGTGCAAGTATCGAAGAGTTCCAAAAAAACTGTAGGTTCATATTCACTTGTAACTTCAAAAACAAGATTATTGAACCACTACATAGCAGAACGACGGTAGTAGAATTCAATGTCCGAGGTCAAGTTAAGCAAGAACTTGCTGGTGCGTTTTTTGCAAGGTGTCAAGATATCCTCAGGAGCGAGGAGATCGCCTTCGCTCCTAGAGTTCTTGCAGAAGTCGTCCAGAAATACTTCCCAGACTTCCGAAGAACCCTCAACGAGTTGCAGCGATATGCCAGCACAGGGTCTATCGACACTGGTATTCTGGCGGCGTTAGGTGACGCTAATGTAGATACTCTTGTAGCAGCATTGAAAGATAAGAAGTTTAATGATGTTAAGAAGTGGGTGACACAGAATCTTGACTCAGACCCAACTTCTATCATGCGTAAATTATATGACAATCTATCTGGTGTGATGGGCGGTCCTAGTATTGCAGCAGCGATTTTAATTATTGCTGAGTATCAATATAAGTCTGCTTTTGTTGTAGACCAAGAGATTAATCTACTTGCATGTTTAACTCAAATTATGGTGGAGTGTGAATTCAAATGAAATTTAAAGCATTAGTATTCATCCGACTACGATCACAGGTTGATGACTCTCCTGGCAATGCTGTGAGAGACGGTAGTAAGCGATTGTCTGAGTTGAATA